GCCTTTGATGAAATTTTGTACGTTTTAATGAATGGTACAGGAGTAGGATTTTCTGTTGAAAGACAACATGTAGCAAAGTTACCTGTTGTAGCTGAGGAGTTCTTTCCTTCTGATACTATTATTACTGTTGCAGATAGTAAACTAGGATGGGCTAAAGCTCTTAAAGAATTAGTTGGTATGTTATATATTGGTCAAATACCCAAATGGGATTTAGGTAAAATTAGACCTGCTGGAACACCATTAAAAACATTTGGCGGGAGAGCATCTGGTCCTGAACCATTAAATGGTTTATTTAATTTTTGCGTTAATATATTTAAAAGAGCAAATGGAAGAAAACTAAGTTCAATTGAATGTCATGACATTGTATGTAAAATTGCTGAAATAGTAGTTGTAGGCGGTGTTCGTCGTTCTGCTTTGATTTCATTATCAAACCTTTCAGATGATCGCATGCGTCATGCAAAATCAGGTCAATGGTGGGAACATGAAGGTCAACGAGCTCTCGCAAACAATAGTGCATGTTATACTGAAAAGCCAGACATGGGTGTATTCATGGATGAATGGAAAGCACTCTATGATTCTAAATCAGGCGAAAGAGGTATATTCAATCGTGCGTCTGCAACTGAACAAGCTGCTCGAAACGGAAGACGTAATACAGAAGGTCATGAATATGGGACTAACCCCTGCAGTGAAATCATCTTACGTGATCGTGAATTCTGTAACTTATCTGAAATAGTAGTAAGAGCAGATGATACAAGAGAAACTCTTTTAGAAAAAGTAGAACTAGCTGCAATTCTTGGAACATTTCAATCTACACTAGTAAATTTTAAATATGTAAGTAAAGAGTGGAGAAAGAACTGTGAAGAAGAAAGGCTATTAGGAGTATCAATAACAGGTATTATGGATAATCCTTTAACTAATGGTAAAGAAGGAGATTTAGATTCCCTTCTTAAAGAACTTAAAGAAAGGGCAATTAAAACAAATGCTAAGATTGCTAAGGAAATTGGCATTCCTCAGAGTGCCGCCATTACGTGTGTTAAACCTTCGGGAACTGTATCGCAGCTTGTTGACGCAGCTTCAGGAATACATGCTCGGCATAACCCTTATTATATCAGGACTGTTAGAGGCGATAAAAAAGATCCGTTAACAAAGTTAATGAAAGATGTTGGATTTCCTATAGAAGATGATATGATGAATCCTGGTCACACGTCTGTATTTTCATTTCCAATGAAAGCTCCTACAAAAGCAGTATTTCGTATGGATATGTCTGCTATAGAACAATTGGAATTATGGTTAAAATATCAAAAACATTGGTGTGAACATAAACCTTCTGTAACTATTTCAGTGAAAGAAGATGAATGGTTAGATGTAGGAGCATGGGTATATGATAACTTTGAATGGATGAGTGGAGTTTCATTCCTTCCGTTCAGTGAACATACATACCAACAAGCACCTTATCAAGACTGTGATGTAGAAGCATATAAGGAAATGCTTTCTAAAATGCCTAAAGACGTCGATTGGTCTGCGCTAGCTTCATACGAGACTCAAGATATGACAGTTGGATCTCAAGAATTAGCTTGTACTGCTGGTGGATGTGAAATTTAATGAACGTTACACTATACACTAAAGAGAGTCCCCCATGCAATTATTGCGAAGCTGCAAAACAATTGCTAGATAAGAAAGGAATAGAATACGAAAATTTGGTTATCGGTCGAGACATTGACCGTAATCGTGTGATTGAGGAGAACCCTGGATGGAGAACAGTTCCAATGGTTTTTATTGATGGCCAAATGATCGGTGGCTTTGACGAATTACAAAGCTACGTACTATCTAGAGACCTAACTTAAAGGAGACAGTTATGGACGAATGTGATTACTGTAGAAGTCAGTTCAAAATAGTCTTCGAAGACGATGATGAAACAGTGCAGTATTGCCCGTCTTGCGGAGAACCAATAGAATTAGAAGAAGATGGAGAAGAGGAGGACTACTATGAAGAATAAATACAATTATGTGGTATTACAATGATGAACATTATAATCAAACCCCTGAAGATTATCAAGGATTTGTTTATGAGATTGTGGAGCTTGATACTGGGCGTAGGTACATTGGCAAAAAGAATTTTTGGAAGCCTAAGACCCTCGCGATTACTAAAACTCGTAAAAGACGGGTGCGCACGCGTACTGAGTCTGATTGGAGGGATTATTATGGCTCCAGTGACAAAGTTAAGAGCTTGGTGGAAAGCAAGGGCCGAGAGAACTTTCAAAAAGTAATACTCAAGTTATGCAAGACTAAAGGCGAAATGTCATATTATGAAGCAAAAATGCAATTTGAAAAAGATGTTTTATTAAGTTCTAACTATTATAACGAGTTTATAGGATGCAAAATACACGCCAAACACCTTGGGATAAAGAATGGGTCAAGTAATTAGATTCCCTATTGATCGGATTGAGCCTCCGACTGAGGTTGCTTACGACCTCGAAACAGTTAATATAATGGGAGATTTAGTAGAAGATCTTATGCACGAAAGAGGCTATGAGGTAGATAAAATCCTATTAGATGATATTAAAGTCTTAACTAATCTTGCTTATGCAGCATGTAGAAGACAAGCAACTAACGAAGATAACCACCCTTTTCATGAAGTCATGGAAGAAATGTCTACTGTTATTGATATAGCAGTAAAAGAATTTAGGGGAGAAAAACCAAAAAAATAGGTTTACTTTCTCTAAATTCTGTGGTATAATATATTATGAATTTAAAAGGACTTTTATTATGATTATACTTGATTATAATGCTATAGCGATAGCAGGAATTATTACTCAGAGACTTAATATAGATGAACATTTGATTCGTCATATGATTCTCAATTCAATACGAATGTATAATAAAAAATACAGAGATGAATATGGGCAAATGGTTATTGCGGCTGATCATTCATCTTGGCGTAAAAATAACTTTCCGGAATATAAGTATAAAAGAAAAACAGGACGAGATGAATCTAGTCTTGATTGGGATCATATCTTTAAAATTATAAACGGCGTAAGAGATGAAATAAGAGACAATATGCCGTATGTTGTAATTCATCATAATAATTGTGAAGCAGATGATATTGTGGGTGTGTTAGTAGAAAACACTCAGGAATTTGGAAAACATGAACAAGTTATGATCATATCTGCAGATCATGATTTTAAACAACTTCAAAGGCATTCAAACGTTTCTCAGTTTAGTCCTATGACTAAAAAACCTATAAAGGAAGAAAATCCTAGATTATATCTTTTAGAACATATACTAAAAGGCGATAGCGGAGATGGTATTCCTAATGTATTATCTGCAGATGATACTTTTGTTAAGGGTGAAAGGCAAACTCCTTTAACTAGAAAGAAGATAGATACTATTATACAAGATCTTGATGAAGGAGAATTATTATATGCTGCATCTTGGTATCGTAACTATTGTAGAAATAAAACATTAATTGACTTACGTGAAACACCCGTAGTCTTAAAAACTGGTATTATAAATACTTATGACAATTATAAACTACCACACAAGAGTAAAATTTTGAATTATCTTATTCAGAAACGATGTAAACTTTTGATTGAATGTATAGAGGATTTTAACAATGCAACTAAACCCTAATAATCACACTCTCCACGAAGCACTTACTGAAGTTGCAAATGCTGCATCACGAGAAGAAAAAGTACAACAGCTTCATAAATGGCAATCACTAGCACTTAAAATGTTATTAAAAGGTGCATATGATGATTCCATTGAATTTAATTTGCCAGAAGGAGAGCCTCCATACGAAAAAGCTGCAGTAGCTACTTCACCTGCAGTGATACAAAAACAAGTAAAAAATAACTTTAAGTATTTTGCTAAAGGAGGAGCAGGTGATAATATGATTCCTGCTAAAAGAGAAAAAATGTTTATAGGAATGCTTTCTATAGTGCACCCTGATGATGCTCCACTTTTAATTGCCATGAAAGATAAAAAATTTCAAGGACTTTATAAAGGAGTAACAAAACTTGCTGCTCAAGAAGCTTTTCCTAACCTTATCAAAGAATAATTCTTATATATAATATTATGTTCAAAGATTATAGAACTCAACTCGTAGGCCTCATACTTATGGTGTGAGGCTTTTTGTATTTAACTCTAGGAGAAAGGAGCGACAGTAATTTCAACTTTAATTGTTAAAAGGAGAGATACCGTGGGTGCTCAAATCGAAAGACTTAAGAGAGATTCAAGAGAACTTCAGAACTATATAAAACGTGTCGAGAAAGAAGGTAACAATGGACTTGTATTTAAACTCCGGAAAAAATTAACTTATCTAGATGATAAAATAGAAGAATTTGAAAGCGAACTTGCTGCATAAAAAGGTTTACAAACTCTAATTTCTGTGGTATAATATACAGTATTAGAGGAGAGATTATGAATATATTTGTATTAGATGAAGATCCAGCCGCGGCTGCGATGATGATGTGCGATAAACATGTACCAAAGATGATTTTGGAATCAGCACAGATGCTTTCTACTGCACATCGACTATTAGATGGAAAACCAACTAAACGAAGGTCGAGGTCTGGTAAAACTTTAATTACTTATTACGCATTTGGCGATTTGCGTGATAACCTTTATTACACCGCTGTCCATCCTAGTCATCCTTGTACTAAATGGACAATGGAAACAGAGCAAAATTATAATTGGCATTTTTATCATTTTGCTTCATTAGCAAAAGAATATTTCTTTAGACGAGGTAAACAGCACGCCACTTGGGAAAAGCTGGGTATGATACTCGCTGCTCCTCCAGAAAATATTAAAAAGGGTGCAAGAACTGAATGGGCCCAAGCAATGGACGCTTACCCAAATTGTAAAGTTCCTGGCGATGCTGTTAAAGCATATAGAAATTATTACCATGCGGCCAAAGAATTTGCTAAATGGGAATGGGGCCGTGAAGCACCGCATTGGTGGGAAGGATATAAGGGATACGAATGATATATGGATTTATACTTGTAATGGTTACTATGTTGCCTACAGGTGAAATGGAAACCGAAGCAATAGACTGGTTTGAAGATCCTACTAGTTGTATTGAACGAGGTTTTCATGAAGAAGAAAATGCAATTGCAGGAGTTGGTTTTGTTTGTATAGAAGATTATTTACCTGAAGGGGATATTGATGAGTCAGACCTATGATGATGATCCTGAACCAGAAAGATATTATGAATGGATATTGTGGAAAATGAGAAAAGAACGTGCTTTTGACGGTAACTATGAAGATATAAAATTAGAATTGCCAACATATGTCCCTATTGAAACTAGGATAAATAAGTTAGAAAAAGAAATAGAGGAGCTAAAGAGTGCCGTCATACAACTTCAAAAATAATAATACAGGTGAAGAATTCGTAAAAGAAATGAAGATGTCTGAACGGGAATCTTATTTAAAAGACAATCCTCACATAACACAGCTGTTATCTACTCCTGCATTTAGGTATGGGTCAAACAATACTCAAGGAATAAAAGTTGATGATGGTTTTAGGGAAGTCCAACAAAAGGCTGCCGAAAAACATCCTGCACATAATATGAAAATGATGTAATGAATTCTCGGATGAAATTTCGAGTTGAGGACATGGTCTCAATGGAACCCATGTCTATAAATCAGAAAAAACTTGTAGAAGCATTTAATAACGGCGATAATTTAATATTATCAGGTTCTGCCGGCACAGGCAAAACTTATATGGCATTATCATTAGCTATTGAAGATGCTTTAAGAAAAGATAATAAATATAATAAAGTTACAATCATCCGAAGTATTGTCCCTACAAGAGACATTGGATTTTTGCCAGGCGATGAAGAAGAAAAGAAAGATGCATATACTGGACCATATAAATCAATATGCACAGAAATATTTGAAGACGGAGACGCATTTAGAAAATTAAAGGCCAGTGGAATTATTAACTTCATGAGCACCTCTTTTATAAGAGGAGTAACTATTAACGATTCGGTTATAGTTGTAGATGAAATGCAAAATTTAAACTTTCATGAATTAGATTCGGTCATAACAAGAGTAGGTTCAAATTGTAGATTTATAATGTGTGGTGATTACTACCAGACAGATTTTGATAAAGAAAAAGATAAAGAAGGTATATTAAGATTTTTAGGAATAGTTGAACAAATGAAGTCATTTACTCATATTGAGTTTGACTGGAAAGATATCGTAAGATCTGGATTTGTAAGAGACTATATAATGACAAAAGAGATGATGAAGTGATGAGGAGAAATGGACTTACTAACTATATTAGGCTTTAAAAAGCACCCAATAGAAACAGAAAATGAAGAAGAGGTAGATACGAACGTGAACGTACAAACCTTATACAAGCATAGATGGGTATGGTATCACATGATTTTGTGTATTCAAATGATTTTGACTAACGTATTACTCATTGGAATATTAATAATATTAGCGGTGAAGTTATGAAAAAAGATAGAAAAGACAGCATAACTAAAGAACTTGATATGCTAGAAGAAAATCAAAAATTAATAGAAACTCACGGCGACGTGTTAAAAGTCACTGCTCAATCTATTACTAATGGTGCAACTCCATTTGAAGTTGCAGGAGTGTTAATGGCTACAGCTATACACATGTATAAAGAAATGTTAGACCCTGATGAATTTGAGCAATTACTAGAAGATATACAACAATCAGCACTAGATGTAGAATTTTCAGATGGATTTGAAATAACTAAACCGAGGACTTTCCATTGACTTTTGTACACAACCTAGTCGAATTAGGTTACGATGATCTTATAGCAGAAACTACAGAATACGGTAGAAAATATAAATGTCCAGATGGGTCATCTTTTAATAGCGTAACTACTATACTTAAAGTTCTCTCTGAAGAAGCTATACAAGCTTGGAGGAAAAGAGTAGGACCGGAAGAAGCAAATAAAATTAGTACACGCGCAGCATCACGTGGTACTGCAGTTCATAATATTACTGAAAAATATTTAAACAACGAGGAGAATTATGACGAAGGTTTTATGCCAAATATTGTCAGTGATTTCAAATCACTCAAACCAGTTCTGGACGAAAATATATCAGAAGTATTGGCTTTGGAGGCACCTTTGTATTCGAAACATCTTAAACTGGCAGGACGAGTTGATTGTATTGGGGTTTATAATAATAAGCTCAGTATAATAGATTTTAAAACATCACGTAAAACCAAAAAGAAAGAATGGATACACGGTTACTTTGCTCAAGCTGCAGCTTATGCTATTATGTTTGAAGAAAGAACAGGAATACCAGTTCCTCAAATCGTTATAATTATATCAGTAGATAACGAAGACACGCAAGTATTTATTGAAAAAAGAGACGATTGGACAGAATTATTATTCAAAGCTAAAGAAATCTACGAATCACGTGTATAAATAAAACAATTGTGATTTATTAAATAGGAGCTTTTATGACGAGCATTATAGAACCAAAACATTTTTCTCACGTAACGGGCCTGTTAAGGTCCTTTTTTTTAGAGAAAGGTTTTTTAGAAGTACACACTCAGAATAGACTGAGTATATTAGCTGCTTGTGAAGATCCAGAGACAGTAGCCACTTATGAGTATAATGGTCAAGTCTGGCCACTCCCGCAAACGGGACAAATGTGGTTGGAGTATGAACTCTTAAGGAACCCCTCAGAGAAGGGGTTTTTTTGTCTCTCGACTTCGTATAGGCAGGAACCAAATCCAGTAGAAGGTAGACACGAAACTATATTTCCAATGTTTGAATTTGAAATGCCAGGCGATATGAGAGCGCTTAAGGAAATGGAAATAGAACTTTGTAAATATTTAAACTTACCTGAACTTGATATAAGAACATACGCCGATTGGTGTGAACATTTCGGAGTTGAAGAACTCGGACATGAAGAAGAAAAGAAAATTGGTTGGGGAATGATTACTGAATTTCCAAATCATACATCTCCCTTTTGGAACATGGCACAATACCCTGAAGGATTCGATAAAGCAAAGAAGATTGATGTAATATTAGGTGGAATGGAAACAATTGGTTCTGCCGAAAGATCTACTGATGAAAGAGCAATGAGATTTATGTTTCATGATATATCAGAAGGTGGCTATGCTAAATTG